TACGGACACCCCGACCTCACCATCCGCGGCCTCGTATGCCTGATACCAGAAGAATCCGGCGGGGGTTGCGCATGTGACCGCGAATGTGGTTGTCGGCCGACGGTCATCGGCGAGTCGCGCAAGGCCGGACATGGCCCAGAAGCTACCACGGCGGCTCGTGCATGACCGCCCTACACGTCAACCTCTTCCCGCCCGGAGACAGTCTCCACGATAAGGCCTACGAGTTCTACGCGGATGACTCGCGGTTCTGCTTGGCGCTATCGGGACGCCGCGGAGCCAAGACATACACGGGGGCCAAGCGCTTCTGGCGCAAGGTCTGGTACGGCGACTGGCCGGCATGGCACGCGAAGCGCGCAGCGGGACTGATCCCTCCCTACAGCCCCGGGGCAGCTCGTCGCGGGGCCGCCATGTGGTGGGACCGTCGCCCGCGCCTGCACTATTGGGTCGTCGCTGACGAGTATTCGCTCCTGGACGAACCAAAGCGATACCTGGCGGAGTTTCTGCCCCAGGAGCTGCTTGAGCATCCAGACAACGCCAGGGGCAGGTGGTGGCTCAGGGGCGACATCCTGGTGGAGTTCAAGACCGGCCACGACCCCAAGACACTCGTATCACCCGGGCTCGCCGGCGCCTGGGTCGAAGAAGCCGACCGCATGCGCGCGGACGCTTGGAAGGGCTACCTCAGGCCGACCCTCACGGACAAGGGCGGCTGGGCGCAGTTCACGACCACGCCTCTCGGCCAGACGTGGACCTACGATGATCTGGAGCTCCACGCGCGCAACGGCGTGCCGGGATACGGATTCCACACCTGGCGCACGGTCGACAACGACAAGATTCCGGGCATCCAGGCCGAGGTGGAGCAGGCCAAGCTGACCCTGCCGCCGCAGTATTTCCGCCGCGAGTATGAGGCATCACGGGATGCGTTCGCGGGACAGATCTACGACCTGTTCGACGAGCACACTATGATCGAGGACGCGCTGCCCAGGAACGTCGTCCTATTCGGACGGGCCGGCGGGCAGGACTGGGGCTTTACCAATCCGGGCGCCGCGGTCGTGGCGGGAGCCAGCAACAGCAACCCGAACCTGGCTCACCTCTGGATTGTGGACGAAGTCTACGAGCGCGGCCGTCTGGTCGAGGACGTATGGGTGCCGGCTATCCTGAGGCTGAACGATGAGTGGCGCTTCAACGACTGGTCATGCGATCCAGAAGCCCCCGATGATATCCAGAGATACCGCGATGCTGGCATACACGCCGTGGGTCACAGGAACTACACAGCCAGCCGCTTCGATGAGCACGAGCGGGACGTGAAGGCGGGGATCAGGATGATCGCAGCGCTCATGTTCCAGAAGCGCTTTCACATCTTGCGCCGCTGCAAGAACACGATCGCGGAGATGAAGTCATATCGCTGGGACACCGAACGGGGAAAGTCGTTGGCCGACGGCGGCGGACTGATTGAGAGGCCGGCCAAGGGACAGATGAATCACGCCATGGACGCGATGAGGTACGCGGCGACGCGGGTCATGCGCGGTGCGAACTTCGAGGCAATGGGGATCGCTGCTTAGCGTTCGTGCAGTGCCTCGGTCGCGAGGCGATACAACTCTTCCGCAAACACCGCTCCGATCGATGCCGCGTCTGCCCGCATCTTCTCGCGCGCAGCCCTGTTCCTTCGTGCCAATTCCGCGTCGCCATCGGCGATGACCTTGCTTGCGCCGCAGTTCGGGCATGTCAGAGCCTGACGTCCGCTGTCGGTGTCGAATGTGCCGCTCTTGATGTAGGGGTTGCAGGGGCATAGGTTCTTGCATTCCTGCATGATCCATTCGCCCCATGGCGCCATCAATTCCGACGTCGCAAACATGTACGGAGTCTAGCACAGCCACAGGGTTCCACGTGACACGTTGACATCGCCAGCGCGTAGTGACAACGGGTCACCGCCGGGTGATCTTAAACCTCGTCCCCGGCATTCTCGCTCAGGCAAACACGCCTGGGTCGATCTACTACCGCCATCCCGACTACGAGCTTCGGTGGTGGTGGCGCGAGTTCTATCGGATCAGCTACCTCGGCGGGCGTGAATACTACCGCCCAGCGCGTCTGACCGTCGAGTTTCAGGAGCCGACGTTAGGCGGCCAGCGGGACGCCAATGGGCAGCTCCCGGCGATCACGCCGGATGCATCGGCCTACGACATCACGAGGCAGCAAATCCCGTCGGTGCTCTTTCGTCACAACCGCGAGAAGACATGGGAGCACGAGAACCGCCGAAAGCGCGCTCACTACATCAACTTCATTCAGCCGATCACCAAGTCCCTCGTCTCGCACGCCACGAAGAAGGCGGCCACGCGCGAGGGCGGCGACTCGCTCAAGGCATTCTGGAACGGGGTCAATTGCGAGCGGGACGAGACCATCTCGGAGTTCATGCGTGACGGCCTTCGCTGGGCAGCTGTCCTAGGTATCGTATGGGCGTGCGTCGACAAACAGGCAGCCGACACCGCCGACCCTGATGCCGACGGGAAGCCATACGCCTACTGGGTCAGTCCGCTCGACATCTTCGACTGGGGGATCGACGACGAGGGCGAAGTCGAATGGCTAAAGCAGTTCGTCTACACGGAGCAACAGCGCACGTGGGACCAGCCGATTGTTCCCGTCTACCGGTTCCGACTCTGGACCAAGACCGACGTCACCACGTATGAGGTCCAGGCTAGCGGGAAGCCTCTGGTCGTAAAGCGGCGCACCCACGACGCGGGCAAGGTGCCGTTTGAACCGCTGTTCTCCCAGGAGGACAAGGAGAGCGTGTTTCCGGATGGCACGCCGATCATGGCGGACGCCTGCAAGCTGGCGAACTCCATCTTTAATTACTCCAGCCTTAAGGACGAGATCGGCTACAAGCAGACGTTCTCTTGGCTCGCGATCCCCGACAAGAAGGTCGACAAGATCCAGATCGGGCTGTCTACGGCATTCGGGTACGACCCGATGACCACCAGCGCCGTCCCGACGTACATCAGCCCGGACCCGGAACAGGCGCGCGTACTCGGCGAGTTCATAGCGGCGGGCCTTGAGCAGCTCCGCCAGATGCTGGGGGTTGGCCGCGGACGTTCCGAGGGGTCGATGCAGAAGTCGTCGGCCGACGCGCTGGAGCTCGAGAACGAGGACAAGCGCTCGATCCTGGGTGACATCGCGGCCGAGGCGCAGAGCTTCGAGACGCGGCTTGCGGGGCTCGTATCCGCCTACAACGGCGAGCCCAATTGGAAAGACGAAACGACGATCAAGTACGCGACCGACTACGACCTTCGCAGCTTCACCGACGAAGTGTCCGAGTATTTGGTGTTCGCGCAGATCGGCCTGTCCCCTGAGGTCGCGCTCAAGGCCAAGCAAGACTTGGTGCGCAAGCACTACGCCGAACTTCCCCCCGAAGAGGTCGACGCCCTGGCTGGCTCCATGGAGGCGCAGCAGAAAGCCGATCAGGCCGCCAAGGAAGAGATGCAAGCGAAAATGCTTGACAGTCCCGACGGAGAGGGACAACCGGTCGCCGCAATGGGTAACCCCACCGCGAACCGGCCGCAAAATGCCGGGCAGGGGCAACCGCGGCCCCCGAAGAACGCGGGCGCGGCAACCGGCGCCGTCGAGCCGGGCAGAGGTAGCTACTGATGCCAGGAGAAGACGACAAGACGCAGTCGGGCCAGGGCGCCGCTGCGGCCGCAACTGACGACAAGCCCGCCGTCGTGTTCAAGACTCGCGAGGAATTCCATCGCGAGGTTGACCGCAAGGCGAACGCTGCCGCCAAGAAGGCCGCCGAGGATACCCAAGCCAAGATCTTCGAGATGCTCGGCCTGGAGTCGGAAGACGACTTGCCGAAGCTCAAAGACACGATCGCGTCGTCGACCAAGACCGTGTCCGAGGCTGAAAAGCTGAAGGCACTCCACGACAAGCTCACGAAAGAGCACGGCAAGGAGAAGGCGCGCGGCGACGCGCTCCAGTCCAAGCTGAAGGGGATCGCCAAGCGCGACGCCCTGGCTCCATTCGCAAGCAAGGTTAGGGACATGGAAGCCCTCACGATGTTTGCCGACCGAGCACTCGATGTCGACGACGAGGGCGCCGTGACGGTCAAGGACGGCGGCAAGATCGACGACTGGGTCGAGGCTCTTCTCAAGGCCAAGGACTACCTCAAGGTCGCCCCTGCCGCTGCCGGTGCGGGCACCACGGCCACCGAGCCACGCAAGCCCAATGACAGCGCTGCGACCGTAACGACAGCGTCGGCAAATGCCGGCACTGGTGCCGCGGCCGCTGGCACTGCAAACGGGCAGGCTAACGGCACGGCGAAGCCGAAGTCATTCGGAGCCGTGATCGTGGAAGCGATCAAGGCGAGAAACACGTTCCCGAACTCGGGTCCGTAGGAGATCACCATGGCTGGAGTAACCGCAGCCGCGGCGTCTGGCGTCACGGGGTCCATTCAGGACGCCCTCAAGAGCCAGGCCGCGTTCGAACTTCAAGAGTCTCTGTTCAAGAACAACGAGGTGCTCGGCAACTTCGGGACGCCCATTCCGTTCACGGGCGGCTCGACGATGAACATCAAGCACCACTATGCCGGAAACGCCAGCGTGGGGACCTATTCCGAGGGCGATGCCCTCGGATCCCCCGGGTCGCAGGCATACCTGACCGCGCTCTGGCCCGCGCAGTACTACCGCGCGCAGATCCAGATCACCGGTCACGTGATCGACCAGACGCTCAACGGGTCGAGCACCGCGGTGTTCTACAACCAGATCGAGGCCGAGTTCACGCTGGCGATGGAAGATCTCATCGACCGCGTGAGCACTGACTGCCTCGGCACTGGGCTCACGGCGCCCGTGGGCATTCAGGGAATCGTGGACAGCGCGGGCACGATCGCGAGCATCAACCGCTCGACGTACTCGTGGTTCCAGGCATATGAGACGGCAGGCGGCACGACCACGGTTGCCGTGTCCGATCTCGATGGCGCCATGCAGAACAGCGGCGACGCTGACTATGCGGCGCAGGTCGATCAGATCTGGACGAGTTGGAAGCAGAAAAACAAGCTGAAGGGAGTTCTCGGAAACCCGGGCGTCTCCAACAACAGCTATCTGCAGAGCCCGGCCGGGCCGCTGAACACGTCGGGCATCACGAGCGACATGTTCTACGGCAACGTGCCCATCAAGCCGATCCGGGACCTCACCAACTCTATCTTCCTCGGGCTCACCATGTCGACGTTCTTCCTCGGGCGCATGCGCGAGTGGAAGGTCGAGGAGCTGGGCAAGACCGACGACTCCACGAAGTACCTCATCACGGGCGCGTGGGGCCTCGGCTGCAAGAACCCGAAGAAAAACTGGAAGGTCACCACCCTGACGGCCTAGGCCGCGAGGAGCGCACATGTTCGATCGGTCAGTGTTTCAGGAGCCGGTAGCGAAGCGCCAGCGAGCGGCCGTTGTCGAGGCCGTAAACAAGGCGATCCGAAACGGTACGTTCACGTACACCGACGTCCTGATGGCCGACGAGCCTGTGCGCACCTACGCGCTCGAGCATATCGACGGGTGCACCAGCGAGAGCGGGTCGTCCAGTCAGGTGAGCAATGCTCTCCTTGGCGATCCGGTCCGCCTCGTCTGCCTCAACTCGAAGCACACGATCAAGGTGTCCCGGTGGG